TACGACGGCTGATAAGTGGAGGCCCGTGTAATGGCTACAGGGCCGATCGGGAATTGCTGGGCTACCGGGTCGTGGGTCGATACCGCGTGGGTGCCGAACCTGTGGGGAGCAGGCACCGTGATCGTAGCGAGCAAAGGAGCCGTGACGCCTACCGACGCGCTCGTGAGTTTGGTCGGCGTCAGGGACACAGCCGTTAGCACGGTGACGGTAAGTGATTCGCTCGTTGATATGGGAGGCGTGACGGATGCCTGACAACACCTACGACGTGGGCGACGTTGTGCGCGTGCTCGGCACGTACCGTTCAACCGCTGGCGCCGTCGGCGATCCTACGGTGGTCAGGGTGAAGTATCGCGCGCCAGGTTCGACGATGGTCACGTTCACGTTCTCTACTGGCGGAACGGATATCACGAAGGTGTCTACCGGCGTCTACCGTTCCGACGTGCAAGTGAACACGGCCGGCGTGTGGCGTTATCGCTGGGACTCGAGCGGCGCACTCAGGGCGGCGGGCGAAAAACAATTCCGTGTGAAGCCGGGGCTCGTATGAACGGCCTGACCGAAACCACGAACCCAGCGAACGAACCGCTCGGACTCGGCGAAACGAAAGAATATATAGGCGTGTTCCATGACGAAGAGGACGCGCTGATAACTGCGTTGATCGTTGCCGCTCGTGGCATCTGCGAAGTGAAGACGGGGCGCGCGTTCATCGAACGCAACTTCAAGCAGTTCTTGGACGAATGGCCTGAAGGTGACACGATCGATTTCGCGCGTCCGGTGAAGACGACGACAGGCGGGATCGCGCTCAAGTACAATGCGAGTTCTGGCGGCTCTGCGTTGACGGTAGGTTCGACTTCGTACGTACTCGACAGCGCCTCGGTGATCAACAGGCTGACGCTGAAAAACTCGCAGTCATGGCCGACGCTTGAGTTGCGTCGCACCAACGCCGTCGAGCTCACGTTCACGGGCGGCTACGGATCCGAGGGTGACGTGCCGGAGCAAGTGCGTATCGCGATGTTGCTCTTGGTCGATCACTGGTACCGCAACCGTGGCGCAGTCGTCGTCGGCACGATTACCAAGGTCATCGAGTTTGCTGTTGACTCGCTGCTGGCTACCGTAACCGTGCCGCACGTAGCATGAGACAACGTGTGCTCGCGCAGCGCGTGACGGAAGCTGCCGGCAGGTTCGGTGAACCCGCGCGCACGTGGGCGTCTCTCGAGTGGATGTGGGCTGACGTCGAATGGGAAGGTGGCCGCGAGACGTTCTTAGCTGATCGCGAGTTTGCGACGGTGCCGGTAACTGTGACCGTGAATCTTGGCGGCAAAGCGCGGAGTCTGCGCGAGAAAGATCGGTGGCTGCTGCCGATGGGTCATTCTCGGCTGACGTCAGCGATCGCGAACTCGACGGCAACGAGTTTGGTGGTCACGTCTGCCGACGCGTTCCCGCCCGAGCATCCCTATGCTGTACGTGTCCAAGATGAACTGTGCGTAGTCGCGTCTGCGAGCGGCACGACGCTCACGGTCGCGAGAGGCTCGTACGGCACGACGGCCGCGAAGCATCCAGCGTCCAGCGCAGTGCTTCACATGACGCCGGCCGACATCGAAAGTGTGTCCCCGCAAGGTCGTGATTTGGTGACGTTGGCGTTGCGCGCTGAAGTCGGGCCGAGCACATGACGGACATGCGCTTCAACTTCAAAGGATTAGACGAAGGGCTGAAACGGCTGGAGCGTTCCGTGCGTGCTGAGGTCATCGAGCGCGTATCTGTCAAAGCTGCTGAGCCGATGGCACGTGACGCGAAAGCCGGCGCGCATCCTGGCAAGATCAAACGTGGCACCGGCCAGCGCATAGCCGACAAAGGTCCGTTATCGGTCACGACCGCCGTCGGCTCCAGGCATCCGCTCGCCCAGATCTTCGAGTTCGGTACACGCCGCAGGAAACTCAAGAGCGGCGCAGATAGGGGACGCATCCAAAAGATTGGCAACGTGCGCAGAGCGTTCGATAAGAACGTTGGGCGCTGGTTCAGCGACATAGGGCGCAGACTTTGGCGGGAGATCGCCCGTGGCAAATGACGCGCTCTTCCAACGGCTGAAAACGTGGGCGCAAGTGACCACGCTAGCGAGTACGCGCGTGTACCCGGTGCGTCTCCCACAGACTCCGCGTATGCCGTGCGTAGTGTTCACCCAGGTTAGCGATGTACCCGAATCTGGAATGCTCAAGGATCACCCGGAACGGCAGGCGCGTTATCAGGTGACGGCATGGGCACGCAAATATCAGGACGCTTGGGATCTACGTCTGGCTTGCACGAACGCGGTGCAACGTTGGATGGACACCGAACGCACGTCAGGCGTGACTGTGCTCGACAGCTACATAGAAAACGAGTTCGAGGATTGGGACGACGAAGTAGACGCCTACGAACTCTCGTTCGATTTGATGATGTGGTATGACGCGGTGCCGCTGCTCAAGTGGACCGCAGAGTTTCCGGTTGTGGCGGACGCGACGTTTAGCCGCGCGAGCGTTGCCACGTACAACGACAGAAACGCGGCGTAAGCGAGGGCAGACATGGCTATCTGGAAAGACGCCCGCGTGTCGTGGCAGAGCGTGAACATCTCCACGCATGTCCGCGCGGCTGCGTTCGAGATGGGAAGCAAGGCCGAAGATGACACTGTGATGGGCGACGACGACGAGCAATTCGTTGCCGGCATGAACACGTGGGCGTGTGAGTTAGAACTCAGGTGGGTCGCAGGTTCAACAACTGGCCCGGACCACCTGTTCGGTTCGACTGGCGGACAATCTGGCGCGTTCGCGATCAGGGCGACGACGGCAGCGATCAGTGCTGCCAACCCGAACTATGCTGGCACGGCTGTCCGCACGAACTACTCGTTCGGCGGAAGCGTCGGCGGCGTGAACGTCGCGAACGTGTCACTCGTTGCAGGCTCGGATCTGGCACGCACGATCTCGACGTAAACCACTAAGCGACGGAGGCCGCTTTGGGTATCAAGGAACAGTTTCTCGAGGCGCTGAGACCAGCGTTCGAGGACACGGAAGTGAACGGGGTGACGGTGCGCGTGAACGGATTGTCAGCCGAAGACGTCGGAACGCTGTCCGAGATGGCCGACGGCATGGACGCGACGTTCTGGGTGTTGTCGCGCGCGCTCAGCGATCCGGCTACGGGCGAACGTTTGTTCGAGCCCGACGATTTCGGCGCTTTGGATATGACCGAACTCAAGACGTTGACCGACAAGACGCTGGAGTTGTCGAACCTGGATACGCGCGCGGGAAACTCAGGCAGCGTCCCGCCGTCCGATATCTCCTCGGACTCTCAGAGCGAATCGGTGGCATGACAGCCGAAGAGTTGGTGGGGCGCATCTCGGCAGGGGAAGTCGGATTGTGGGAAGCGGAGGACTACCTACGTGACGAAGATCGAAGGGACGCAGCCCTGGAAGCACGGGCAAAGGCGGCGGTAGCGAATGCCACGCGTTAGGATCGGGTCGGCTGAAGTAGATCTTACGCTGCGAACTGCGCAGTACAGCGCCGCGGTCGAGAAGGTCAAGCGTCAGACGAAGTCGATGGCGACGAGCATGAAGGCGGCGGCTACGAAAACTCGATCGCTCACGTCTGCGTTGATCGGTATTGGTGCCGCGTCGGTAGCCGCGAAAGCGATCTTCGATATCGGATCGGCAGCGGAAGAGACGGCATCGAAGTTCTCTACTGTGTTCGGGCCTGCTACCGACGACGTGCAGAAGTTCGTGGACAACTTCGGCGTTATGGCTGGGTTGTCGAACACAGCGGCACGCGAAGTGCTTGCGACGACAGGCGCGATTGTGCAAGGCATGGGTTTCGCGCAAGAAGCGTCGGGCGCTTTCGCTACCGAGATCGTGAGGCTTGCTGGCGATCTGTCGAGCTTCAACAACATCCCGATAGAAGAGACGTCGCTCGCTGTGCAGTCGGCTTTGACAGGCGAACGCGAACAACTCAAGCGACTCGGCATCGTCATCAACGAAGCCGACGTGCAGCAACGCGCGCTCGTGATCTCTGGCAAGGCCGCAGTAAAAACCTTGACCCAACAAGAGAAAGCGACGGCGACGCTTCAGCTTATCACTGAACGTGCAGGTGTCGCGATTGGCGATCTTGCGCGCACCCAGGACTCGGCGGCGAACCAAGCACGGCAAGTAGGCGCTGAGATCCAGAACCTAAAGGAAGACTTGGCGACGGCTTTGTTGCCCGCGATCTCTGTAGCTGTTGAAGGGTTCGGCAAATTCATCAAGGGCCTCCAGATCATGGGCGCCGAAGCTGCCGTCTTGCATCAACGCTTCAAGGTGGTCG